ATTCCGGCCCGGCCCCAGGATTTCCAGATCATGTCCCAGCTGAACCCCAAAGTCGGCTTCGTCAGCCTTGGCTGCCCATAGGGCACTAAAAATAAACTTCTACTTTCGGGCAAGAAAAAGCCCAGCTTGTGGGCTGGGCTCTCGGGGTCATGTCCCGGGCTGTTTGAGGACTCGTAGGTGTCCTGACCCCATAAGGAAGCCCCGATAGGATTTGACGGACGCTTCATAGGCTGCTGCCGCCACCTCTTGGCCAGCCGCAATCACACCGCCAGAACAGTCCAGGACAGCCAGCAGCGCTGGCTTCCCATCAGCGGTAGTGACGCTCAGGCCATCGTGGCTGGTCGCCGCGAAGACGACTGGCGGCACCGGTGATTCGTTATCGGCCATGGTGGCTCAGCTCCTCGATGACCTCAGGAGACATATGAAGGGGGGAAGGGGCGTCCGAAAAACGGATCTGCTGCCACCCTGACACGTCGTGCGGCCAGGATTTGAGCAGGGCAACATCGCCGGGGCTCTCGCTGTTGGCCTGAGCCGCAGCCTCCGCTGTCATGCCGCATGGGGTCCATCCACAAAGTTGCAGTAGACGGTTCCCCATCACGGCGTAATCTCCGTCACGTCGCACAACGCGATTGAGTTGCGCATGGGCGAGCATGGCGCGGAGCCTCCCGTTTGGTCCGTACACCAGGACTTTCGCAACATAGATTGGGGAATTGCTCATCGCTCGTTCTCCAGCTTCTTCCAGCTCGGATCAGTCAGGCAGTCGTGGTAGTAGGGCATCGGCACCTGGAGCAGGTGAGGGCAGTTAGCAGTCAGCATCGGGCCGCGCGGGGTGTCCTCCAAGGTGAGCGGCACCTCCTCGGCCTGATAGTTGTTCTCCATGCTGCGGAACAGATAGCGGCCTGGCTCGGTGGGGGCTCTGTAGGACCAGCCATCCCCGCCTTCTGTCATGTCGTCACCGGCCCCTGTGTCCACGCCCATCCACACCACCTCCGCGACGCTCGGGCGATGGCCCGGCAGTGTTACGGCGGCGGCTGGGTGGTGCGCGGTCGACGCTACATCCACCACCACGCCATCCTGTTTGACCAGCAGTTTCTCCAGCGCCTTGACCGCTGCCCGGACGTACTTGGGCACGGCTGCAGCCTTGGCGTGGCATTCCAGCAGGCGGGCCTTTCCTTCGGGGCTGGGCTCGGGCATGTTGAGGCCGCGCATCGTCTCCACGATTTCATCCGGCGTCTGCCCGACTTCGCAGCGCACCCAGCCCAGCAGGCGGCGCAGGTGATTGACCTGGGCTTGCGTCAGGTTCGGCCTCACGACTCCGCCTCCTCAACGTAGGCGACGACGTAATGCACATGCGTGAGGTTGAAGAACCAGGCCACGACTGCGGCCTGCCACTTCGATCCATAGGTGCCGTACTCGTCATCCGGTAGACCGGCGAGGGTGCTGGTGATCATTACCCGGTACTTCATGCTGAAGCCTCCGGGCGCTCGCGGAGAGATACCCGCCAGCCTGCGACGTGTGGGGCGTTGCGGTCGCGGTAGGCCATGCTGCCGCCTTCCTCTACATCCCAGCCCATCAAGAGCCCGCCGAACGAGTCCTCGACGTAGGGTTTCTGGCCGAACCCATGCCAGCGGCCATCGCTGTCCATGGCGATGTAGTTGACCCAGGCTGGGAACTCGGACCAGGCGGGGGCGGCTGGTGCATCGGCGCAATGGCAAGTCGAGCAGTGCGGCGGCATGCTGTTCCAGGCCAGCAAAAACTGCATGCGCTCTGCTGCCCGCTCCAGAAGCTCGGCAGTGATGCGCCCCTCAGCGGGGGAAGGGGTGCCAGTAGGCGTGCGCAGCGTGGCAGCAGCCGAGCGCAGTTCGGTGACGATGTTCATGCAAACCTCCTGAGCTGATAGCTGTGTTCGACGGCTGCGAGGACGCGGATTTCATCAGCGCGGGCCGTATACCCGCAGTCCTTGGCGACCTGATAGAAGACGTAGAGCAGATCTTTGCCGCGCTGCTGGAGCCAGCGGACGCACTGCTGCCCACCCACTTCGACCACGTATGGGCCATCCCAGCGCCACTCGTTCACTGTGGTATTGAGGACCAACACATCACCGCGATTGATGGCGGGGGCATTGAGCGAGCTATCGGCCAGCATGTAGGCATAGCCATCCGGAAGCGGCTCCCCAGGAGACGGCATGCGCTTGGCAAGGGCAGTGTTAGTCATGGATGCCACCTTTGGCGTTCGCCCGCCCACTGGCCAACCGCGCCTTTGCCTCGCGGTGAATCGCGCCCATCACTTTGGAAGTAATGGGGTCATCGCCGTTGTAGGCCGCAGCGCGCGCCGCCTGAAGTCGAAGGTCAATCCCGTGCCGCTGGTTGCGCTCTACGACAAGCTCGGCCATCCGGTTCATGCGCTCCTGCGATACCCGCTCGCGCAAGGCCATCTCGTCTGCCATTTCGTTGAACGCGGTAAGTGCTGCCCATCTGGCCTTTTCCAGCGTGCAACCGTTGCCCATACGTACCCCACGTTCGTAGATGAGCCGGGCCAGCTGGTCGAGCTCAACTCCGCATTGACCTTTCGGCCAGTCGGCCAGTACCGAAGCGGCAGGCGTCCGGGCCTGAGCCTTGGGGAAAGGAATCACGTTCATGCGCGCCTCCTTTCGGTCGCGGACTTCGCCGCGCGCAGAGCCGACGTGGCTCCGGAAGCCAGCGCTTCCACGCCCATGGCTGGTGCTTTCGTGCCTTGTTCCTTGTGCAGCTGTGCGCTGCGTTCTGCCAAGCTGATGAACAGCACGGCGAGCTTGAACGCCTTCTTGTCGGACATATCCGGCTCATCCGATTTGATGCGTTTGAACACCTTGTTGAGCTGGGCTTGCTTCGCCTTGGTGCGGAACCGCGCGGCCCTGGGGAACTTGATGATGGTCGCGCTCATGCTGAAACCCCCGCATCTGGCGGTGTGGTTGCCACGCGCGCCCGGTTCATGATCACAAGCAAGCCATCCACGTCATCGCGTACCGCCCGCTCAGCCTTTGCGCGGGAGATTGGCGCACCTTTGCGCTCCGCCATTTCCATGTAGAAGGCAGTCATGGAACGGAAAGATTCACGGGCTTTCACGCGGTCTTGGCGCTTCTTTTCACGTTCCTCGCGGCGGAGTCGAAGCTCCTGATCTCGGGCGATTCGCGCAACCCGATGTTCCTCGCGGGCCTGCGCTGCAGCAATCGCTGCGGCAGGAAAGCACAGCGGCAGGCAGTCCCCGGTTTCCTCCTCGATGGCAGTTGCGTAGTAGTGAACACCACGGCGGCAGTGGTACACCGGCTCTTCAAACAAGTAGGGGTGCGGCGCACTCGACTTCTCGGCGTCCGGCGTCCATCCAAGTTGCTCCGCGCGCTGGATCAGACTGACAGCGGTAACGTCTTCGCTGACAACTGCACCTGCAGGGTCGAAATAGCAGAGCCGGAAGGTGTCGTCTTGGTGGGTGACCAGCCACTCCGCAGCGGTTGCGGATAATTGAACCAATTGGCGGACCTTAACGCCGCGCGAGATCAAGCGGTCGATAGGGTCCAATGCCGGTACGGATTCCGGTACAGTCTTGGTCGCCATGTGATTACTCCTGAGTCTTGGTCGATGAGGGCGAATTCGTGGCAGACGGCTGGGGCGCGCCAACGCCCTGGCCGTCATCGTTTCGGGAATGCATTCGGTTGATGCTCAGGCTCTTTGGCGCCCTAATGGCGAGCGTGACTCGGCCGCTGCGCTGCTCTGCAACGCGAATTTCAATCTGATTCCCGACTTGAACTGATTCATTGGGTCCGCAGGGAATCAGTGCGAAGCCGTGCGTTTTCTTTGGGGTAGGGTTTCCCCTACCCGACAACGGGGTATCTGTCTGTTTCATAGGTGTGAGAGGATCTAGGCTGAGGGGCCGTGCGCGTTAAGCTGCGCAGAAGCCAAAATAAAGGCCGCGCATCGCCGCGAGTTCGCACAGGCGAAACGTCGCAACAGCCGCGATCAGAACTGCCATCACCGCCCACTGCAGTTGGACCGGTGAGGTAAAGATAGATTGGATCTTGGGAAACGGAAGGGACGAATCAGTCCCTCGCTTTGTCTTGGGAACCTTGGTAGATTCGGCCCCTTCACGGATAGGCATTGCGCCTTCGCGGTGTCGCATATTTGTGTCTCCATCGGCCGGACCCCCCGGCGCGATGGATGTAGACTAGACTACAAAATGTAGCGATGCAATACGTTTTGTAGGATTCGTGCGATTGATGTTTTGCTCTATTTTGGCTAGGGCGATAGATTCAAGTTATCGAGCGCACCAGCCCGGCATCTTCCAAGTTGATCCCGTCCAGGATCAACTCCCTTGCCTTCTCCATCTGCAACTGCAGCCTCTGCAGCTTGAGCAGTGGCAGTGCCTGCAGCCCTCCATCGACACGGTAGGTTTCCTGATCGACAAGAAAGTCGAGGGCGTAATTGGCCTGCAGAAAGCGGACGCGGCGTAGCAGCCAGGCTCTGTTGGCGGGCGTTTCGGTCCCTGCGCGATCCTCCGTGGGGCCCCCCACCAACCTCAGATTCGCGCCATCGGCAAGCTTCGCTGCCTCAAGACGCGCTTCGATGAATGCCACCAGTTGGCTTGCCCTTAACTCGTCCATCCTTCTCCTCTCCCACCTGTTTCACCAGCGAAACCAACCGTTCGCTCAACACGATGACGTCAGCCATTTTTGGCGCATCACCCAGCCCCAGGCGCAGCTCATAGGCTGCTGCCAGGACGTCTGCATTGGCGACCGGATCAAAAGAAAGCCCGCGCCGCTTGAAGATTGTGTCCAAGGCTTGCGCGGCTTCTGCAAGCATCGCTGCATCGAGTCTCCCGGGCTGCGACGGGGTGTGTTCAACACCAACAAGCAATGCGTCCGTGGTGCAGCCAAGCAGACGCGCCATGCGCGCTATTAGTTCCACCGGAGGGTCGCGGCGGCCCATCAAGTAGTGACTTAAGGCCCCACTGCCGATTCCAAGATGTTCAGCCATCGCTGATTGCGTCATGCCTGCGTCATTCATCAAGGATCGGGCACGGTCAAACCACTTCATGGTGTACTCACTCTACGGGGCGTATACGAAATACTATTCGTAGCGCTTGCGCTTGCACAACTACATTTCGTAGAATCGCCGCCATGAGCCTGAGAATGTGGATTGAGTCACACCCGAGGGGTGCCAGAACTGGTGCGGTTGACCGCATTGCCGCTGCCTGTGGCGTAAGCCGGGCGGCCGTTGGGCACTGGCTGCGTGGTTTCCGCGCAATGCCGCCTGATAAGTGTCCGACCATTGAGCGCCTGACTGGCGTTTCCTGCGAAGAGCTTTGTCCCGGAGTCCGCTGGAACCGGGATGAGGTCGGTCAGGTAGTGGGGTACGTCGTTGCTGTGAGTTGACCGCTGACAAGGTCATCGCCTGGAATTGGAAGCTGGGCGGAAAGGGCAAGGAGCATGCGTACATCCCCCACGTGGATTCTGCCGTGGAGGTGTCTGGCGCAACAGGTGCAGTCGTCGGGTAACGACGGGGCTGCATCGTTGAAGCCAGCTACCGTGGGATAGGAACTGAGACAGCTGGGTGCGCCGTAGTCGGCATAGCGCACGTTCCGAACAAGATGCTGATCGGCTCGTTTGGTCCGCGACAAGGATCACCGGTCGGAAGTTCCAAGCCTCGCGCTTGGATGCTTTCGGCTGTCCTCCAGAAGGTTCAATGAGAACTTTCAGGGTAAGGACCAGCAGCAGGAAATAGAGTTTCTTGAAGTATCTGGAGTAATAGGGGTGCGCCCGCGAGGCGCGAACCGGCAGGCACGGATCGCCTGCTGCTGGGAAAGGAAGCTTGCGTACATCCGTCGTGTGGAAGTGGCCACGTCGGTGTCTGGCGCGAAACCGGATCGCAATGGCGGTCCTTTCGTCAGATAGACGAAGCCCCGGCCTCCGTGCGAACAGGACCAGGGCTTCGATGTACGAGGCCCAATTATGTCACAACACCAGCAGCCCAAAGCTGTAACGCTTGCGCTCACGAAAGTGACCATTGACGGCGGCACCCAGTCGCGCGTTGCCCTCAACGAGGACGTTGTTTCCGAGTACGCCGATGCCATTAGGCGCGGCGCTACGCTCCCCCCGGTGGTTGTTTTCCACGACGGCGGCACCTACTGGCTCGCCGATGGCTTCCATCGTTTCCATGCCCACCGTGCCGCGCGCGCTGAGGACATCGACGCGGATGTGTTCACTGGCACCAAGCGCGATGCGGTTCTGCACAGCGTTGGCGCGAACGCCAATCACGGCCTGCGCCGGAGCAACGACGACAAGCGCCGTGCGGTGCAGACCCTGCTTGATGACGCAGAGTGGGCGCAGTGGTCGGACCGGCAGATTGCCGAGGCGTGCGGCGTGGCCCACTCGTTCGTCGCAGCAGTCCGCAACCCTGACGCTGCGCAGCGGCAGCAGGCCAACCGTAAGGCTTCGGCGGCTCGCCAAGTGGAGTCCGACTCCACTCACCAGCCCGTTCAGGCTGACGGGGCATCCGCTGGGTGTAATCCGATTACACCGCGACCCCCGACGCCGGGGCCTGCAGCGCTTGTGGAGTCCGACTCCAGCGCCGAAGGGCCGGTGGCCGAAGCTGGCGAACCTGCAGGGCTTGGCGATGATGACGTGCCGTCGCTGGATTCGCTGCTGGAGGAGGCCCAGGCCTTCAACCGCCAGCTGATCGAGCAGTTGAAAGCCGCAGAGGCCAATGACCAAGTTGCGGAGACACTGAAATGGCGCAAGGCCTACGAAGGGTCTAAGGCCGAGCGGGAGCATGCCGAGCGCCGCGCAAGGGATTCGGAGAAGCGCGAGAAATCCGCGTGCGACCGCCTACGCCGGTGCGGCAAGGCCGTTGGGGAGGATGACCCGCGCAGCATCCCGGGGAAGGTTGAGGCCTTGGTCAAAGCAGCCAAGGGGGCGGGCGTATGGGCATGAGCGTAGACCTTCGCCCGTATCAGGCAGCCGCGTTCGAGCAGGCCCGCCAAGCCATCCGAGACGGTGCCCGCCGAATTCTGATCGTGGCGCCGACCGGCTCCGGCAAGACGGTCCTTGCATCGGCCTGGATGGAAATGGCGAAGGCGAAGGGCAGCCGGGCCACGTTCGTTGTTGACCGGCTTAGCCTGATTGGGCAGACCAGCGAGACGTTTGACCGCTATGGCTTGGACCATGGCGTCATTCAAGGTGACCATCACCGCAGGGCGCAATGGAAAGAGCTGCAGGTCTGCAGTATCCAGACGCTTGCCCGGCGTAAATGGCCAGAGAGCCGCGTTGATCTGTTCGATGAGGCGCATGTCCTTCACAAGACGCATAAGCGGCGAATCAAGGACGGCGACTCCATCGTTATCGGCCTGACTGCCACGCCGTTCACTCGGGGGCTGGGGAAATACTTCGACGCGGTGATCAACGTGACCACCACGCGCGAGTTGATCAACGCGAAGTGGCTGGCTCCGTATCGGATGTTCTCTTGCATTCAGCCCGATATGGATGGAGTGACGGTCAAGTCCACTGGCGAGTGGGACGAGAAGGAGGCCAGCGATAAGGCGCTCCAGGTTGTCGGCGACGTTGTGGCCGAGTACCTGCAGCACGGCGCGGGGCGCAAGTTCATCTGTTCTGCTGTGGACGTGGCCCATGTGGAAGCGCTTGCGCGCCAGTTCAATAGCGCGGGGATTCCGGTTGCCACGTACACATACAGAGACAAAGAGGATGACCGGGATGATGTGACGGCCGAGTTCCGCCTTCCGGACAGTGCGATACGGGGTCTGATCACTGTGACGGCTGCGTCGCGTGGGTTCGACGTGCCGGACGTGTCCTGCATCATCATGGCGCGCCCGCTGCGCAAGTCGCTCGCTGAGCATATCCAGCTGCTGGGGCGGGGGCTGCGCATGGCACCCGGCAAGGAAGACTGCTTGGTGCTGGATCACTCGGGCAATTGCGCCCGCTTCTTCGCTGAGTGCGAAGAGTTCTTTGACGTCGGGCTGTCTGAGCTGGATGACGGCAAGGGGCGCAACAAGTCCCGGCCCAAGCCTCCGAAAGAGAGGGAGCCGGTCAAGTGTCCGGAGTGCAAGGGCCTGCACCCGCCCATGCCCGCCTGCCCATGCTGCGGGCACGAATACCCGAAGAAGCAGGGGATCATGCATGTGCCTGGAACCCTCAAGGAGCTGGTGACGGGCGGGCACAAGAAGCAGCTCGTCGAGGCGGTGTGGCCGATGGTCTGCGCAGAGGTCGCTAAGACGCGCGATGGCGTCGCTGCCAACAGGCAGGCGCTTGCCATTTTCAAGGATATGACCGGCATCTGGCCCCCGCGCGGTACGGACTTCTTCAATACCAACCGGATTGAGCCCACGGCAGAGGTGAGGGCGCAGATTCAACACGTCCGGATTCGCTACGCCAAGGCGCGGAACGCTGGCATGGGGGCGCGCGCATGAGCAGCCTTCCCAAAGCGCGCGAGCTGGCAAACGGACGCTGGGCAAGCATTCTCCCGATGCTGGGGGTGGATGCGCATTTCCTGGACGGGAAGCACCACCGATGCCCAGGCTCTGGCGAGGGAGAGGATCGATTCCGTTTTGCAGATCGCAATGGCTCGGGCAGCTTCTTTTGCGCCTGCAGCGACGGGAAGAAAGGCGGGCTTGCTCTCCTGATGTGCTGCAAGAACCTGAGCTATCCCGATGCGTGTAAGGAGGTGGAGCGCGTCGCCGGGTCGACTCTTCCGGACCCGCCGAAGCCCGACCCTCAGCCGGGTGCTTCGGCCCGGATGGAGCGAATCAAGCGCCAACTGCGGCGACTGGAGGGCCAGGACGATGTTGCCGCTTACTTGGGCGCACGGGGCCTGGTACCGCCGCCAAAGGGTATTGGCAAGGCACGGTTGGGCTACTTCGAGCGAGGCAGCCGCGATCCGGTAGGAACCTTTACGGCGATGGTCGCAAAGGTCCTCTCTGCCGATGGTCGGGTTTCAGCCTTCCACCTGACATATATCGATGATGCGAAGAAAGCTCCGGTCACGTCCCCGAGAAAGGTGCAGGGGACTTTGCCGCATGGCTGCGCAATCCGGATGTTTGACGCGGCGGAGGAGATGGGAATCGCCGAAGGAATCGAAACCGCGCTGGCAAGCTCCGAGCTTTTCAAGGTGCCGGTTTGGGCCGCGATCAACGAAGGGAATTTGCGGACGTTTGTTCCCCCGGAGGGCACAAAGGTGCTGCACATCTTCGGCGACAAAGACCCGGGCTATGCGGGGCAGGCAGCTGCCTATGAGTTGGCCCAGACGCTGACAAAACGAGGAATCGAATGCGAGGTCCACATTCCGGCTCTGCCAGGGAAGTGCGACTGGAACGACGTGCTGGTCAACAAGGGGGCTGCGCAATGAAGCCGCCTATTCCAGATGGGGTGACCGCGTTGCGCAGCTTCGCGAACTTTTTGGACGGGCAAGCGGCGCGCCATGAGCGGTTACAGCGCCGCCGCGCGGGGACTATCTCCACGACGGTCGAAACGTTCCGGACAGCGGCAAGTCACGCGAGGCAGGAGGCGACGCGACTGGAGCGGGTCGCGCAGCAGCAGAAAGGGGGTGCAAGGTGAAACGAGAGGAATTTGAGGGCTTGATGCGCCGCTGGGGCAAAGCATATGGGCCGGAGAGGGCAGCGTTGGAGGCGGAAAGCGAGTCGAGCGACTACGGGGACTCGCCAATGGCGCGCATCTGCGTGCAGGCCATTCGCCAAGTGACGACGATGGACCGGGGAGGGCTGGCGCGCAGGCGGCTCCATGGAGCAGCAGCAGGGACGGGGCGGGCAGTCCCTGCGTGGGCGCTTGCGCACGTTGCTTGCAGCGAGACGCGGGTTTCTGGCCCCAAGACTCCCGGGCCGCGTGAATGGTCGCTGCCGCGAGAGATCCAAAGGATTGAGGAGGAATGGTTCAAGCTGCGCCGAGTTGACCAGGATCTTGCCCTTGCACTGCGCCTGCGGTACTGCACTGCAGGGAGCCCGAAGGAAAAGGCTCCGCAGCTTGGGGTAAAGGTTGGCGTCTACCGCGACAGGGTGTCGGAAGCAAAAGGATGGATGTGGCGTGCAATAAGTGTTTGACAGGATCGGATCGTAGGCGTATAAGTTTCGTTATCGCGGAGTAATCCCGATGGAACCCGGCCCCGCGCCGGGTTTTTTCGTTTCAGAGATTCGCGGGCTTGGCCGAGTGGTCAGGCTGCAGCCTTCCACGCTGCCTACACCGGTTCGACCCCGGCAGCCCGCTCCAGTTGATCGGGTAGCTCAAGGGACAGAGCAGCGGACTTCTAAGCCGCAGGCTGCAGGTTCAAGTCCTGCCCCGTTCGCCATGCAGCGCCTCGCCATTGCCTCGGTGGCGCGCGCTGCTTGCGTCTGACCGGCGACACATTCGCCCAATAGGACGCCTTCGGGGTGTGCGGAATTCTTCGCGTACCCCTTGCAGCAGACCTCATGGCTTGGCCGTTCGCGGGCCGAGCGTAAACCGCTGGGGCTCACGCCAGCGCCGGACTCCGGTTACCGGCTTTGAATACCAACGTCAGCCCGCCATGTGCGGGCTTTCTCTTTTGCCCATCAACAGTGAGAGCTATGGCGCAGATCACTCCCCAACAGGCAGGCGGCGTGAACGTCGTGGCATTTCTAGATACGATCGCGTGGGCGGAAGGAACCGACAACGGCAAGCAGCGGACGCGAGATCGCGGTTACGACGTGCTCGTCGGTGGCCAGCTGTTCACCAGCTATGCGGACCATCCGCGTGTGCTGGTAGACCTGCCGAAGTTGCGGATTCAGTCCACGGCTGCAGGGCGCTACCAGTTGCTGCGCCGCTACTTCGACTCGTACCGCAAGACGCTCAACCTGCGCGACTTCTCGCCGTTGAGCCAAGACCTGATTGCGCTGCAGCAGATCCGCGAACGTCGCGCGCTGCCCCTGATCCAATCGGGCCAGGTGGTCGAGGCTATCAAGGCCGTCCGCAATATCTGGGCCAGCCTTCCGGGCGCCGGGTACGGGCAGCATGAGCAGAAGCTCGATGACCTGCTGGCGGCGTACCGTGCAGCAGGCGGGGAGATCGCTGCATGACGCCTGACATGATCCCAAAGAGCCTGCCGGAATGGGCCCTCCTGTTGGTTGCTTCGGCAGCCGGCTGGTTTACCGGGAAGCTCGGCCGCAAGCGCGACGACCAGATGGTGACCACCGAGTCCCGGCTGTACGAAACGGTCCGCCTTGAGCTTGACCGGCTGACCACGAAGGTTGACCAGTTGGAAAAGCGCAGCGGTCGGATGTTGAACCACATCTACCGCCTAGAGGGGCTCATGCGCGCAGCGAACCTGGAGCCGCCGCCTTTCGACCCTGACGCAGACCCCCAGCCCTGTGGGACTCGCTGATGGTCTGGCTGCTGATCGGTGGAGCAGTCGGGTTCGCCGTCGCCTCGCTGGCGTACTGGCACGGCGAGATAGGAATGGACCCATAACAGCCCTTGTGGGCGTGGAGGTTTGAGTGAACGACAGCGAGTTGACCGACAAGGCGCGCGGCATCGCCCGTTGCCTCACCTACAACGAGGGCGAGCATGAGGCGGCGGCGAAGCACATGCTGCGCGAGCTGGCACATCGGCTTGATAGTCGCAGCCTGCGGGTCCACAAGAAGAAGGACGGGCTGCTGGTCATCAACGCCATTGGCAAGTCGCGTTTCATGACCTTCAGGGAACGGCTGGCCTACAACGTCTTCGGCGCGATGCCGGTCGAAGTATGACCCGCGCCCAGATCCTCGCAGGGCTGCTGCTGTTCCTCGCTGGCTGCCTTCTGGGCAGGGAGTGGAGGGACCGCAGCGCCGAGATTGCCGCAGGCAAGCAGGAAGTGAAGCAGCTGGCCGGGCAAGTGCAGGCAGAGCAGCAGGCCAGGGCGGTAGAGCAGAAGCAATCGCAGGCCCAGCAAGCGGCAGGCGACACGGCCGACAAGAGAGAGGCGCAGATCAATGCGGACTATGACAAGAGGCTGGCTTCTGCTGGCAATGGTGGGGATCACGGCAGGCTTTCCCAGCTGTGGGGCCAATGTGAAACCGACCGTCTGTCCGAGCGTGCAGCCACTGCCGCAGAAGCTGCAGGACAAGACCGACTACGCCGCGAGAGTGCGGCACGAATTGTTCGAGACGTCGAATCAGTCCAGTCCGAGCGAGACGAAGTGATTGAGCGGTATCAGGCGCTTGCCGGTCCCGCTGATGCCAAACAGATATAAACAAAAGTGTTGACACATAAACAAATGTGTTTATACTCACTCCCAACAAGACAACGTTAGGAGGCTGATGAAGACAAGCGAGTTTAGGCGGTGGTTGCAGTCCCAAGGCGTGGTGATGAAGGAAGGAGCCAATCACACCAAGCTGATCTACCGGGACAAGCGATCAACACTGCCGAGGCACGCAGCTGAACTGAAGGAAGGCACACGGAAGGCCATCCTCAAACAGCTGGGTATCGAGGAGCCGCCCCGATAAGGGGCGGTAACTTGGGCTCGCAAGATTCATCTGATCACATGCTCTATCCAGCAAAACTCGCACCGGAAGACGGTGGGTTCGTTGTGACGTTCCGGGATATTCCCGAGGCGATCACTCAGGGCGATACCAGGGAGGAGGCCATTGCGATGGCTGCCGATGCCCTCGCAACCGCAATGGAGTTCTACTTCGAGGACGGCAGGCAGGTTCCGCTGCCGAGCGAGGTGGGACGTGGTGAGGTGGGTATCCCGCTGGCTGCGGCCTTCTCTGCGAAGGTGCTGCTGCTGAACGAGATGCTGGCCCAGAAGGTTACGCCGGCTGAGCTGGCGCGCAGGCTGGGCACCTCACCGCAAGCGGTCAATCGCACGGTGAACCTGAGCCATGCAACCAAGGTGGACGCCATCGCCGATGCACTGAGCGCCCTGGGCAAACGCCTGGAGCTGTCGGTGGTAGACGCGTAAGCGCCCAAGACAATCAAGCAACCAAGAGCCCCGGCAACCCCGGGGCTTTTTTGTCGGAGTGAACATGGCGCAGGTTACTGGACGGCTGTGCTTCCGCTGGTGGTGGAAGTGGTACGTCCGGGGAGTAATCCTCACGGCCCAGCTGACTGGACTCGAGCCCAATACGGAGCGGGTGGAGTACTGGGCTCGCCGCGCGCTGTACTGGCGCGAGGTGGGTTCGAAGAGTGGACGTTCATGAGGCGCAAGGGCGGTGGGCATCTGGCGCTGGGCCGGCTCAAGACGGGGCAGCTCAACAAGACCGAGCAGGCCTATGCAGACCGGCTACGCGCGCTGGAGCAGGCAGGCCAGATCCTCTGGCACAAGTTCGAAGGCATCAAGCTGCGCCTGGCGGACAACACGTTCTACACCCCTGACTTTGCCGTGCTGGCCGCTGATGGGGTGATGGAGCTGCACGAGGTGAAGGGGTTTTGGCAGGACGATGCCAGGGCGAAGATCAAGATCGCGGCGGCAATGTTTCCGTTCCGGTTCTTCGCGGTGAAGGTGAAGGCCAAACGGGACGGCGGCGGCTGGGGCGTAGAGGAGTTCTGATGAGTATTGAGCGATTCGAGTTGGCACTGGCAGTAGAGCAGGCCAGCCGAGCGTCCGCAGATGCAGCGCTTACCGCGATGATTGACGCTTTGCGCAATGAGCTGCGTGAGGAGCGCGAGGAGCGCGCTACGCGAGCGGCGGAAGTCGCAGCGCTGACCAATCGACTCCAAGCCCTTGAAGCCTCGGCAGGTGGTCGCGTCGACCGCCTTGTCGGTGGCCTTGAGGCGCAGGGCGAGCACATCGGGCTGCTGGTGCAGGCCGTGGCGATGTTGCTGGGGGAGGAGCTGGGTACGCCAGTGGCGTCCGACTCCACTGCGGACCCTGAGCGCACAGACTTGGATGGGAACCCGTACTGATGGCGAGGCAGGGGAACCAACTGGCCGGCAACAGGCAGGCCAAGCGTGCGCTGCCGACCAACAGCGTTGCATGGCGTCGGTTGCGTGAGTCGATCCTGATCCGAGACCTCTACACATGCCAGGAGGCTGGGTGCGGAAAGCTGGTGGGCGGTAAGGGTGAGGCACACGTCGATCACGACGACGGCGACTCGAACAACAACGAGCCCAGCAACCTCAAGACGATGTGCAACTGCTGCCATAGCCGCAAGACAGCGCGGGAGGATGGCGGGTTCGGTAACGAGGCGCGTCCTTTAGTGGGCTGTGACGCAGATGGATGGCCGATCACCAGAACTGTTCCACAAGGCGCAGTTCCACGGCCGCTCAGCGAAAATGAATGAAATGTTAAGCAAATGTGAAGGGGGTGGTCAAAAGTCTGGGGGATTGCCCTCCCGATACGTGCGCCCTCCTTTCTTTGCGCATCCACAGTTGGAAAGACGACCCCCCTGAGGGGTGAAAAATGGCAAATCCAAGGACACCAGCTGCAAAAGCTGCAGTTTCCGGCGCAGCGGCCAAGAACCCGAAACGGCACAAGGACCGCAAGACGCCGAAGAAGGTCAAGGCCATCGGCCAGCCCTACAAAGGGATGACAAAACCACAGATCGCGGTGTGGCGGGAGCAGGCCGAAAACATGCCCTGGCTACATGCCGGTCACCGGCTTCTGCTGCGTCAGATCTGCATCTTGTCGGCTCGAATGGAAACGGACCCGGATATGGGCGTATCGGCGCACCAGGCGCTGGGCTCGCTCCTGTCCAAGCTCGGCGCTACGCCGGTTGACGAGACGAAAGTGAATCATGGCGGCGACGAGGACCAAGACCCGGACGAAAAGTTCTTCAGCTGACCGAACAAGCGCATACGCGCATGGGGTGTTGGCCGGTGAGATCGTCGCGGGGCCACACGTCCGCAACGCCTGCCGCCGCCATTTGAAAGACCTGCAGGACGGGCACGAACGGGGCCTGTACTTCGACCAGGAAGCGGCGGAACGCGTTTTCAGCTACTTCGAGGGTGTCCTCAAGCTGAGTGAGGGGCAGTTCGAAGGCAAGGCCTTCCAGCTCCACGCATCGCAGGCCTTTGTACTCGGGTCCCTGTTTGGCTGGAAGAGAGCGGACGGGCGGCGGCGCTTCCGACGCGCCTACATCGAGCAGGGCAAGGGCAACGGAAAATCCCCGATGGCTGGCGGCATCGGCCTGTATGGCATGACGGCGGACGGGGAGGCTGGCGCTCAGATCTACGCCGCAGCCGCGAAGAAGGAGCAGGCGGGCATCCTGTTCGCCGACGCGGTGAAGATGGTCAAGGCCTCCGGCGCGCTGATGAAGCGCCTGGAGTTCTCTGGCGGCGAGGGCCGGGAATACAACATCGCGCACCACAAGAGCGGGAGCTTCTTCCGGCCGGTATCGCGCGACACCGGTAAGACAGGCTCGGGCCCGCGTCCGTACTTCGTTCTGGCCGATGAGGTCCACGAGCTGCCGGATCGCAAGACCATCGAGATGCTGGAGCGTGGCTTCAAGTTTCGGCGTCAGCCCCTGCTGTTCATGATTACCAACTCCGGCAGCGACCGGAACAGCGTGGCATGGGAGGAGCACGAGCATGCGGTAAAGGTGGCGGCGGGTCATACCGAAGCGGTCAACGATCCGACGTTCATCGGCGAGCCGCTGGACGACACGACCTTCAGCTATGTCTGCTCCCTCGATGAGGGCGACGACCCGCTGGAAGACCCAACGTGTTGGGCGAAGGCTAATCCCCTGCTGGGGGTGACCATCACCGAGGAATACCTGGCAGAGGTGGTCGCGCAGGCAAAGGCGATCCCCGGCTCGTTGAACGGCATTCTTCGCCTGCATTTTTGCATCTGGACGGATGCGGAAACGGCGTGGATGGCGCGGGCGACACTGGAACCCGCGCTGGTCGATTTCGACGTGGCCGAACACCACGGCAAGCGCATTTATAACGGTTTGGACCTGTCGCAGGTTCGCGACATAACCGCGATGGCCTCGGTGGTGGAGACGGGGGCGGTCGAGGTTGAGGTAGAGGTAAAGGGCCAGAAGAAGATCGTTTCCAAGCCTACCTACGATGCTTGGATCGAGGCCTGGACGCCGGGCGACACGCTTGCGGCGCGGCAGCTCCGGGACAAGCTGCCGTATGAGGTGTGGGCCAAGGCCGGGCACATCCATGCGCCGCAGGGCCAGTCGATCAACTTCCGGCACGTCGCGCAGACGCTGTCGGAATACAACGACAAGTTCGAGATCGGCTTGGTCGCATACGACCGCTATGCGTTCCTCAAGTTTGAGAACGAGGCCAAGGAGATCGGGCTTTCGTTGCCGTTCGCCGAGCATCCCCAGGGCGGCACCCGCAAAGGTAAGCCGCTGGAAGAGGCGGTCAAGGCTGCCAAGGCGCGCGGACAGCCGGCCCCCGAAGGCATGTGGATGCCCGGCTCACTGCGATTGCTAGAAGAGGCTCTGCTGGAGGGGCGCATCCGCCTGAAGCGAAACCCAGTCCTGGTTTCCGCGCTGATGAGCGCGGTGGTGGAAAGCGACAAGTGGGAAAACAAGTGGCTGGATAAGGCCCGGTCCATCAACAAGATCGACGCCGCCGTGGCGCTGTGTATGGCGATAGGCGCGGCGAACGGAAGTGGCGGCGAAGTCATCTCCGTCTACGAGAAGCGCGGCATCAGATTTCTATAAGGAAGCCAATGAGCAGGTTCAATGAGAACTCCATGGCTGCGCTGGATCGGATCTGGCGCGGTGACCGTGGTGGCAAGTCAGTTCGCGCTGAGTCACGGGAGTTCAACGGAACAGATGACCCGGCGATGCTTGAGTTCATCCGAGCAGGGCAGGGTGGGGCACACGACAGCTTCCAGCTGCGGAACATGGCGGTCCTGCGCTGCGTCTCGCTGATCTGCGGAACGGTCGGGATGCTGCCCATCAGCCTGATAGAGGCTGGCCCAGAGAAGCGTGTAGCGTCGGAGCATCCAGTCCACCGGCTGCTGAAGCGAAAGCCAAACCCCTGGCAGACGCCGCTGGAATTCAAGCGGCAGATGGAACTGGCGAAGCAGCGGCACGGCGACGCCTACGCGCGCGTGGTGTGGTCGGCCGGTCGCCCCATCCACCTGATACCAATGGACACCTTGGCGGTCCGCGCTGAGCTGGGCGACGACTGGAAGATGGTCTATCGCTACAACTCCAAGAAGCGTGGCGAGGTGGTCCTGAAGCAGGAGGAGGTATTCCACCTGCGGGACCTGTCCATCGACGGGGTGACGGGCCTGTCGCGCATGAAACTGGCGGACCGGGCAATCCGGCTGGCGCTGGATGCAGAGCGGGCCGCGAGCCGGATATTTGAGACCGGCAACATGGCCGGTGGTGCCATTGAGGTGCCGAACGCGCTTAGCGATACGGCGTACAACCGCATGCGCGAGTCACTGGATACCGACTACGCGGGCGCAGCGGCAGCACAGCGCTGGATGCTCCTGGAAGAGAACGCCAAGGCCAACAAGTTCGGCAGCACCGCCCAGGAGGCGCAGCACGTCGAGAACAGGAACGCGCAAGTTGGAGAAGTGGCGCGCTTGTTCGGTGTGCCCCGGCCGCTCCTGTTCATGGATGACACGAGCTGGGGCAGCGGTATCGAGCAGTTGGGCATCTTCTTCCTCCAATACACGATGTTGGAGCATTTCACGAACTGGGAGCAGGCCATTGAGCGCACGCTCCTGCAGGAGCACGAGCTGGAGCGTTACCAGGCGAAGTTCAATGTCCGGGCGCTCATGCGGGGAACGCTCAAGGATCAGGCCGACTTCTTCGCGAAGGCGCTTGGCGCTGGTGGCACCTCGCCCTGGCACACGCAGAACGAAGTCCGCGACCTGCTCGACTACCCCGAATCCGATCAGCCCGGCACCAACGAGCTGCGCAACCCCATGACCCAGAAAGGAAAGCCCGATGAGCCTCCGGAATCTGCCTGAAATCCGTGCCGATGCTGGCCTGGCCGGCATGCAATTCGATGTGCGCGAGGATGCAATCGACGCGTGGCAGCCTGAGCTGCAGGCTGCGTCGGTGGACCCTTCGACCGCGATCTCTATCTATGGCCGGATCGGCCAGGGCATCGATGGCCAGGGAATCACCTCCCGATCCATTGCTGCAGCGCTGCGTTCCATCGGGCCGCGCGCAGTGACCGTCAACATCAACTCGCCCGGCGGCGACTACTTCGAGGGTCTGGGGATCTATAACCTGCTGCGGCAGCACGCTGGCGAAGTAACCGTCCACGTCCTGAGCATGGCGGCTTCGGCGGCGTCGGTCATTGCTATGGCGGGCGACCGAATCCTGATGGCGGACCACTCGCGGATCATGATCCACAACGCATGGGGCGTTGCCGTAGGCAACCGGCACGATATGGCCAAGGCCATGGCGATGCTGGAACCGCTGGACCAAGACATGGCCTCCGTCTACGCCAGCCGCTCTGGTATGGACGCTGCGAAGGTCGCGGCCCTGATGGATGCGGAGACGTTCCTGTCGGTGGACGACGCGATCAGCAAGGGTTTCGCAGACGCACGTCTGGCACCTGCCAAGGTGAGCCGCGAGAAGGCTAAGGCCCCGGCGAAGGCGCTGGCGATGGTCGAGGCGAGCCTGACGAAGGCTGGGTACTCGCGCGCCGACCGCCGAGATCTCCTGAAAGACCTGTTTTCCGGCAAGCCGCGCGCTGCCGAATCTGCCACGCCGTGCGCTGGCGACACCCAGACGGCAGCCCTGTTGCAGGGACTGCTCAACACCATCAAAGCGTAAGCGAGGTATTCAATGAGCAACATGCAGAAAGGCCGCGTTACTCGCGGTCTCATTTCCGTGCGCGCTGACGGCGGCAACCCGCCCGACGTGAACGCCCTGGTCGAGGCTTTGAACAAGGCTTTTGCCGACTTCAAAGCAGAGCACAACCAGCAACTGGAGGAGGTCAGAAAGGGCAACGCCGACGCACTCCAAGCGCTGAAGGTGGACAACATCAATAGCGAAGTCACTCGGCTGCAGGCCGCGGTGGATGCTGCTAACACCCAGCTGGCTGCGCTTCAGATGGGCGGTGGTGCAGCCGGTGGCGGTCTGGCAGATGCCGAGTACAGCGGCGCGTTCTCGGCACACTTCCGCAAGGGCGAAGTGCAGGCGGCCATGAACAAGGGTGTGGCCGATGACGGTGGCTACCTGGCCCCGGTCGAGTGGGACCGCACCATCACCGACCGCTTGGTGATCCTTTCCGATATGCGCCAGTTGGCCAACGTCGTTCCGTGCTCGGGCGCTGGCCTGACCAAGCTGTTCAATATGGGCGGAACCGCGTCCGGCTGGGTCGGCGAAGAGGACGCCCGCCCGGAAACCGCTGGCCCGAAGTTCAAGTCGCTGGGTTTCGGCTGGGGCGAGCTGTATGCGAACCCGGCCGCAACGCAGCAGCTGCTGGATGATTCGGAGATCGACCTGGAGGCATGGCTGGCCGGTGAGGTGGACGTTGAGTTCTCCAAGCAGGAAGGCGCAGGCTTCTTCGCCGGCAATGGCGTGAACAAGCCGTTCGGCATCCTGACCTACGTCGAGGGCGGTGCCAACGCTGCGAAGCACCCGTTCGGTGCGATCAAGGCGGTGAACAGCGGCGCCGCAGCTGCCATTACTGGCGATGGCTTGATCGACCTGGTCTACGACCTGCCGTCGGCGTATACGGCGAACGCTCGCTTCGCCATGAACCGGAAAACGATGGGCTCGGTACGCAAGCTGAAGGACACCGAAGGCAACTACCTGTGGCAGCCTTCGCTGATTGCAGGTCAGCCGTCCACTCTGCTGGGCTTCGCGGTGCAGGACGTGGCGGCCATCCCGGATGTGGCGGCCAACGCCATCGGTGCGCTGTTCGGTGACTTCAAGCAGACGTACACGGTTTACGACCGCAAGGGCGTGCGTGTGCTGCGTGATCCGTTCACCAACAAGCCGTTCGTCCACTTCTACACGACCAAACGTGTGGGCGGCGGCGTGCACAACCCCGAACCGATGCGTGCGCTGAAGATCGGCGCGGCCGCACCGTAACTGCCAGGAGGGCGGCCGCAGGGTCGCCCTCCACCTTTGCGAGGACGAAAGATGGCAAAGCTGACAAAGGCCTTCCGGGGTGTCCCTGATGGCGAGATCTACCCGATTCAATACCAGCCGGGCGATGAATGCCCGCCTGAACTGGAGGCAGGTGCCCGGGCGTCCGGCGCGCTGCCTGAAGGCAATTCCCCTGGAAGCTCTGGCCAGGAAGAGAAGGCGGAGCTTATAGCCAAGCTAGAAGCGGCTGGTATCGAGCACAAAAAGAGCTGGGGCGTGGACAAGCTGGCCGCCGCTCTGGCCGAAGGCAAGAAGGACTGATATGCCCATCGTCTCACTCGCACAGGCCCGCTCGCAGGTGCGAGTTGAGGCCGACTATCCGGAGGAGCAGCTGCAGACGGCCATCGATGGCGCGGTCGATGCCGCCCAGGCGTATCTCAATCGCCGCATCTACGAAACATCGGATGCGCTGGCTGCTGCGCGTTCGGTCTATCCTACTGGCGTTCGGGCAGCTGCCACGGCGCGCACCGAGGCGCTGACAGCGGCCACCTTCATCGAGGACCGGGACGAGAGAGCGGCCTCCATCCGCCTGGCCGAGCTGACCTATGAGGAGGCGATGGCGGAAGCTGGTGCGTGCATCCACGGCATTGTCGTGAATCCGAGCATCGTTACGGCCATCCTGCTCACCATCGGGCACCTGTACGCTAACCGCTCCGATGTTGTTGTCGGAGCGCCGGTGGCGGAGCTTCCCCAGGGCGCCAAGTCGTTCCTGCGCCACTATCGCCGGAGGATGATGCCATGAGCCTCCAGGACGGGAACTTGCAGGCGCGCATCCGTTTCGAGCGGAAAGTCACCGAGCGTGATCCGCTCGGCGGCGACGGCATTGTGTCCTGGGAAGCGGTGACCGAGATCGGTGACAGCGGCTGGATTTGGGCTCAGGCAACCAACAACCTTAGCGCGACAACTGAGGCAGTTGCGGCCGGTGCTGATCGCTACCGCGAGCAGGTGCGCTTTGACATTCGGCCACGGCAGGTCGATCCAGCGTGGCGCATTGTCCATCGTGGTCGCAGCTTCGACATAAAGACCGTGGCGCTGAGCAACGACCGTAGCGAGCTGGCGATCATTGCCATAGCGGGGCTATCCGATGGCTGAGCAGATCAACATCAACGGGCTTGACGGCCTTCTGCGGTCATTGAGGGAGTTGCCGAAGGCAGTTCAGGGCAAGCCGGTGCAGGTTGGCATGCGGAAGGGCGCGAACGTGATCCGCGATGAGGCGCGCAATCGTGCGCCCAGGGCATCGGGGTTCATGGCGAGACAGATCGTCACCAAGCGCGCCAGCAGCCGGGCGCGTAGCCGGGCGGGAGTGGGGCAGGGCGGCGAGTACTTCACGGTCGGCGTGAAGACCGGCAAGAAGCGGAAGTACGCGAACACCAAGCGGAACAAGCGGCAGAGCCGCGTCGGCAAGGTGTACGAAGAAAGCGGCTGGGCCTACTACTGGCGGTTCAAGGAATTCGGCACGAAGAAAATGGTTGCCGAGCCGTTCCTAACGCCGGCCGGCGAGGCCAAGGGGCCACAAGCGGCCCAGGTCATCATTGATGAAGCCTGGAAGGCCATCGACAAGTTCACAAAGGGGCAGGGCTGGAAATGATGGTTCCGCTGATACAGGCCGTTCTGCAGGATTCGGCGGCTATCCGGGCTTTGCTCGGCAACCCGGTGCGCGCTTGGCCGGGGTCTGCCCCTGCGGGAACCGCGCTGCCCTATGTGACCTGGACGGTCGTGGGCGGATCTCCACTGCAGCAACTCTCCGACCCGCCTCCCGCAGACGGCTGGCGGGTGCGCATCAACGTGTGGGGAGCGAACGCCAGTCAGGCCAACGCCGTGGCCGTCGCCATCCGCACTGAGGTTGAGCTGCGCGGCAGCATCGAGTCATACAACCCAACGCCGGACGACGACGACACCGGGGAGTTCGGTATCTCGTTCGATGCGCGGCTGCTGCAGCTGCGCTGACCGAATCAACGGCAATCCACCGGCCCCGCAAGGGGCTTTTTTCATGCCCGGCGACGGGCGCAATACAAGGAAACTCCATGGGTCAGGTAATCAAATCCAAGCATTCCCAGCTGTTCGTCGCCATCGCGGCCACCGAAGTGATCAAGGTCACCCGCCTGCGCAGCGTCGGCTTCCCCGATGGTCAGGCGTCCGAAATCGACATTTCGGACTATGACGACGAGTGGGATCAGTTCGTTGCAGGCCGCAAGCAGACCGGCAGCACCAGCATCGAGATCATCTACGACAGCGTGGATCACGAGGAGCTGGAAGAGCTGCACAAGACCGGTGCTGTCGTGAACTGGCTGGTCACTGCGCCGCTGTCCGAAACCGAGGGCGCGGCCAAGCCGGTTGCTGTCGGCGGCATCATCACCCCGCCCACGGACGTGCTGTCCAAGCAGTTCGACGGCTTCGTGCAGAACTTTGCGGTCACCAGCCAGGACAACGACGTGTGGAAGGCCACGATCACCATCCGTGGCTCCGGCGCGGTCACCACGCACCGACCGACCGGCCCGTAAGGGTTGGCAACGGCATGCACCCGGCCCGCTTCGGCGGGCCTTCTCTTTGGCAGACCGTGCGGAACCTCCGCGTGTTCGCCGTGCGCGGCCCGCACGGTCTGCCGCCAATACAAGGAAACGGCCATGAGCAAGACCAACGACACCACCACCCCGGCGGCAACCGAAATCGCCAAGTCCCTCCTGCACACGTTCCAGGACTTGGGCATGTTCGCCTCGCCGGACGTGCGCCCCGACACCATCGAACTGAGCCCCGGCGTGACCGCCGAGTTCTGTGTACGTGAGCTGCCCGACGCGGAGTTCCGCAAGCTGTGGGCCGACGGCGACCGCGCCAAGCTGATCGCGGCAACCATCTGCGATGCCGATGGCAAGGCGATCATGACGGTGGAGGACGCCGCGCGCCTGAAACCGCCGGTTGCGGCCAAGTTCCAGGACGTGGCGCTGAAACACGCCGGCTTCGGCGAGAAGGCGGCCGCGGCAGCGGAGCGGGCGGGAAACGCCTAAGCCGCAAGGGCGAGGACTGGTTTTGGTGCGTCCTGTCCGTGACGTACCGCAGGCCCGTCCATGAGCTACGCGCCACGATGTCGCGGCGCCAGTTCCTGGAGATGTGGGAGTTCCACAAGCGGAACCCCATTGACCCGGTGAGCCTTCACCAGAAGCCCGCCGCGCTTGTGGCCTACACCGTCGCCGCACACAGCCCGGCCGGCACCAGACGCCAGCTGGCCGATTACCTCAATTCGCTGGTGCCCGTCCTGGACGAGGACGACGCGCAGGCATGGTTCGATTCCCTATGAGTGAGACCTTCGGGCGGTTCGCCGCCGTTCCCACCGGCCCGGCGCTGTCCGCGCGCGATAGCGGCCTGACCCTCGCCACGACGGCGGCGGTCGACATCAACCGCACGGCGCGGTCGGACATTCCCCAAGACGCTGGCACGGTGGGCGTGGAGTTCGCCGTATGGGGTGACGATGCCCTGCAGGCGGTCGTGGGCGTGGTCAACGCCGGCGCGTCGCTGTCGGCCGTGCTGGGCTCTGCTGGCGGCATCGGCTGGAACCTGGCCGCCGGCACGTTGCGCGTGGGCGGCGCCACGGTGGCTTCTGGCCTGCCGCTGGTGCTCAAGGGCGACATGGTGGGCGTGGAGCTGGTCATCGGCTCGCCCAACACGGTGCGCCTGTACCGCAATGGTGCGCTGGTGCACGCCGGCTCGGCGGCGCTCGCTGGGCCTCTGTACTTCGCCGCGTCGCTGGGCGCGAGCAAGGCGGGCGGCCTGGTGCTTGCGGTCAACGCCGGGCAGTGGGTCGCCAGCGGGCCGGCGGCGGCGTCGGGCTGGCCCCTGCGGCGCCCGTCCACCGCGGCGCCGAGCATCGCCGATGCGGATTTCCTGACCGCGCCGGGCGACACCCCAGCCAACGCCCGGTACGAGGGCTTGCTGGCCGAGGGCGTGACCATCATGTCGGCGCTCGACTTCTGGGTCTGGGGCGGCAGCGCCACGCAGACGACCGTAGCGGACTGCCTTGTCCACGACGCTGACGGGCTGCTGGATGACCTGGCCCTGTCGGGCGGCGCCGGGCAGCCGGTGTCCATCCGGCAGGGGCCGGCGGGCGGCATGCTCGCCGACACCGTGGCCGTGGGTCGGTTCGTGATCGATCGCGTGGAGATCGCCGGCGACGGCGACAAGCGGCTGGCGCTGCTGGACGCGCACGCGGACCTGGATGACCCGATCACGCGTGCGGTGTTCCTCCCGAACATCCCCGGCCTGGCTTGGAGTGCGCAGCCGGTGGTGATCGGGGCTGTGGCAAGCGTGCCGGCGCTGGGCGCCAATTCCGATGGCTCGGCGCTGTTCCTGGCCGATGGCCCAATGAGCGTGTCGGCGGTGATGGACCGCGGCGACCTGATGGAGCCGGGCACGTTCCAGCTCGCGCCGGGTGGGCAGCAGCTGCTTATGCAGTCGCCGCCGGTCGGCCCGGTGGTCGCCGACGTGTCCAGCATCGGGGCCGGGCAGCAGCCGGCGACGCTGCGGCAGGCGCTGGGTGACGTGTTCGGCCGGCTCGGCAAAGCGGCATGGGCTGCAGGCGACGCCAGTGGCATCGACACGGCGACCGGCTACGGCGGAGTGGGGTACTACTCCCGCGACGCCGTGACAGCGCGTGCGGCGCTGGGAGCGATCCTGCCGAGCTACGGCGCCGGCATGTACCAGGCTGCGGATGGAGTGCTGCGCGTCGCCCGGGTGGTTGCGCCTGAGTCGGTGGCGGTGCCGGCGTTCGAGATCATCGCCGGCGACCTGGCCGAGGATCTGATCGCGCTGCCGGACGATGCGCCGAACCTGACCCGCCGGTTCGCCTACCGCCCGAACGCCCAGGCGCTCGGCACGGGCGATCTCGTCACCGATGTGGTGGACGTGCCGCAGGCGCGCCGCGACGAGCTGACGGCGCTGTTCCGGGGGCAGGTGTACGCCGCCGGCCCGCTGCACCCGCACTACCGGCACGCGGACGTGGCCGCGCCGTTCGTGTCGCTGTTCTGGCGGCAGGCGGATGCGCAGGCCGAGGCCGACCGGATCGTGGGGCTGTACGCGGTGATGCGGCACTTCTACGTGCTGACGATCCGCGGCGATCAGGAGCTGACGGTGCAGCCGGGGCAGGTGGGGCGCATCACCTATCCGCGGTACGGCCTGGCGGCCGGGAAGAACGTGCTCGTGCGCAGCGTAGAGCGCAACCCGGCCACGGGGGACGTGGTGCTCAACGTGTGGGGCTGAAATGCTGATCGGGTACGGAATGCCGGCTGTCCAGTCGGTGGCGCTGGTTGGGGGCGCGTGGCTGACCGCCGACGCCGGCGCCGCGCTGTTCGACGGGAAGCCGGCTCGACGCGCGCGCATCGCCAGGACTGGCGCGCTGTCGATCAACATCACCTTCTCCGGCACCATCGTGCCGCGCATCGTCGCGCTGTTGGGCCTGTCCCTGCCGCCTGGCGTGCCGATCTCGGCCGCCGGCGCCAGCGGCGTTACCGTGCGTCTCCCCGATGGATCGGTGTGCGCCTGGCTGTTCCTGACGGGCACCGCATCGGTGGCGTCGGTGTCCTTGGGGATCGACACCACCGCGACGACCGTGGAAGTGGGCGAGATCGTAGTCCTGCGCGCCGTGGACGTGGGCATCGCCGACGGCTGGGCCGTTGCCACCATCGACACCAGCGTCCACACGCGGACGAAGGGCGCCCAGCTCAACACCGTGGAAGGGCCGCGCTATCGCCGCTTCACCGGCAACCTGTCGGTGCGGCCCACCGAGGTGGCGCACAACGGCGGCCTAGCCGGCACGGATTGGGATGCGGTGGTGCTGGCGCTGCAGGGGCGCCGCCGAGGCTGCATCGTGCCGGAGTACAGCCGGACGAAGGGCGGCCCCATCGATCCGGCGCTGGCGGCCCGGTCGGCGATCTACGGCGCGGCGTCGAACACCTGGAGCGTGGAGAACGTGAGCGGCCGGTACTTCGCCGGCTACCTGGAGTTCGAGGAAGTGCCCGCGTAGGTGGCACCATGCCCCGACCAACGGATCGGAATGGTAAAGGGGGATGCTGTGCGAATAATGGCGATGATTGCGGGAGTACTGCTGTTGGCGGCATGTAGTGGTGAGGGATCGTCCGACGGGAAAGGTGCCGTGGCGCAAGATTCGGCGGAGGTGACTGCCGCTCAGCTCGCAAATCTCACGGCTGTTGTAAACAATGCCGAGATGGACCCCGCGTCAAGGCGAACCGCCGTTGATTCAATCCTCTTAATAGCCCCTGGTAGTGATGCGGCGAATGCAGCGCGTGCAATGCTGCCAGCGATAAACGAGGCAGAACGTATCGCCAATATCGGAAAGCAATCGGCTTACCGTTCTGACGCGGACAAGATGAGCGGTGAAGTTATGGCGATTGCGAGCGTCGCCAGCAGCAACACAATTTCCCTGGATTCTCCATATGCTGGGGCTCAGCACGGACGGCTTGGTCTCCGCAATCACCCGCGATGGGGGCGTGATGTAATATTTGCCATCGAGCGCGGTCAGATTCCGTGCAGTAGTTGGGATGGCTGCTCGGTCAAAGTTAGGTTTGATGATGAGAAGCCATTTATTGTCGGTGCAAACAGGGCGGAAGATGGGAGCACAGAAGCGGTCTTTCTGAAAGGGTATGCGAGCCTTGAGCGAAAGATTCGCGCATCAAAAAAGATGCTCATCGAGGTGAATATCTATCGCGGAGGTAGCCCGGTTTTCGAGTTTGATATAGACGGCTTCGATCCACAAAGGATGAAGCCGCGAGGGTAGTCCTTTCAATCAAGCGACCACAGGCCCGCCTAGAGCGGGCTTTTTTATTGGATACGATATGAGTCTGTACACCCTTACTATTGACCTGCTCTTGAAAACGGGGGCCTTCGAGCGCGATTCCGGCAAGGCGGTTCGCCTCACGGAGCGGAACATGGCTCGCCTCACTACGGCGGCCAAAGTGGCCGGCGCGGCCATCGGGACGGCAATCGTGGCGGGGACGACGGCGACCATCGCCTGGACGCGCGAGGTCGCCACCCTCAGCCGCGAGATGGACAACTTCGCCAGCGTTTCCAAATCCACGTCCGTTGAGTTCCAGAGCATGGCGGTAGGGGCGGAGACCGCAGGCATCGGCGCGGAAAAGCTCGCCGACCAGTTCAAGGACTTCAACGAGAAGGTAGGCGAGTTTCTGGCTACTGGCGGCGGCGGGATGAAGGACTTCTTCGACCAGGTGGCCCCGAAGATCGGCATCACGAAAGAGGCGTTCCGGGGACTGTCCGGGCCGCAGGGGCTGCAGCTCTATTTCAACTCGCTGGAGAAGGCCGGGCTCAGCCAGGAGGAGATGAGCTTCTACCTGGAGTCGATGGCATCGGACACTACCGCCCTCATCCCGCTGTTGCGCAATGGCGGGCAGGGTTTCAACCGCTGGGCTCAGGCCGCTGCGTCGGCCGGCGCGATCATCGACGGCGACACCAGCAAGGCGCTGGCGCGGCTTCGGGACGTGACCACGGAAGCGGGGTTGGCGTTCCGCGGCATCAAGGTACAGGTGGCCGAGGGAGCGCTGCCGGCGATGCAGGACTTCGCGGACCTGGTGACGGATCAGGGCTTCAAGGATGGGTTGACCACCATCACCACGGGCGTGATCGAGGCCACGACCGGCATCCTTGGCTTGGCCTCTGCGGCCGGCAATGCTTACAGCAAGCTGCAGGAGCTTGTGACGCTGCAGATGGGCGGCTTCGGCGCCGCAATGGGCGGCGAGTACCTTGCGGCGCAGCGAAAGGAGCTGGAGGCGGTCAATGCGGAGCTTGCCCGCCGGCGCAGCGGGGCCGGGGTTGCTGGTGCGCTGGCAGTTCGCGCCGCAACTATGCCGGCCCGATTGATCGGAGCCCAGGGCATTGCGGGCAGCTCGGATGCCGAACTCCGCGAGCGCGCCGCCAAGCTGCGCGATCAGATCGAGTTCAACGAATCGATTTTCGGCGATCCCTCCAAGCCGCATGTCTACATGTCTGATGTGGACGTGATGCCGGAGTCGTTCTTCAGGCCAAAGGGGCTGAAGGACAGGACTGGCGATACGCCGGCGGGGAAGGGAGGCAACGCAGCCGCTGAAGCCATGGAGCGCTACAGGCAGGAGGCCAAACTGGCGGCAGCCACAATGGACGGCCCTCTGGCGGTGGCGATGGCGAAGCATGAGCTGCGCATGGAGGAGATCAACAAGCTCCTGAGCACCCACAACATCGAGCAGGCCGATGCCAGCGTCCTGATGGTCGAGAGCGCGACCGCCTACGCCAAGGCGATGGCGGAGATCGAGAAAGCGCAGGCGGCGCCCGCCGCGTTGCTCTCGATCATGGAAAGGGAGATCCAGCTACTTGGCATCGCTGGTCCGGCTCGCGAGCTGTACCGCCGTCAGATGGAGAATGAAGCCGACATGCGCGAGGAGATCAATCGCGCCATGGAGGCTGGTGCCAAGTTTAGCCAGGACGAGATCGCTCAGCTGATGGACCAGGCGCGATCCTATGCGGGAATGTCCATGGTGATGGAGGAAGCCGCGCGCGCTGCAGAGGACTGGCAGCAGGTCGCGGTGGATGCGGCCGGCGGCGTGGCCGACACCTTCGCCGACGTGTTCGCCGGGCAGATCAAGAACGCGAAGGACTTCTTCTCCGAGTTGAAGGACGTGTTCAAGCGGGGATGGTGGGACGTGGTGCGCACTGCGCTGCAGCAGCAGTTCGTGAACCCCATCCAGAAGGCCCTCCAGGGCATGCTCTCGGGGCAGGGCTTCGCGGCTGCCGGAACCGGCTACGCCGGGCTGGGCTCCACCATTGCCGGTGGAATCCTGCAGGGCGCACAGCGGGCCGGCATCGGCGGGCTGGGTGTCGGCTCCACCCTCGGCGCCGCGGCTGGCTCCATCGGCGATTTCGGCAACAACGTGGCCGGTTTCGGTGGATTCCAAGGCCAGATGTACGGCTTCGGCGGCCTGGACGGCATGGGGTCGTCTGGCGGCGGTGGCTTCGGGATGGGCGGCTTCGGCATGCCGGGCAAGTCGCTGCTGACCGGTAAGTTCGCCGGCGGCATGCCGTACGCCGGCGCCGCGCTGGGGCTCATGGGCGCCTACTACGGCCTGACGCAGCGCGGCAGCGGGGGCATGTCCAGCGTCCTTGCCGGCGCGTCCTACGGCGCGCTGGGGCTCGGCGTAGGCGGTGCCATCGCCGGCGGGCTGGGAGCTGTTGGTGCCGGCGCCGGTATCGGTGGCATTGGCGCGGGTGCAGCGGCCGGCGCCACCGGCGCGATGGGTGCCATCGGCGCGGCGTCCTGGGTGCCGGTGGTGGGTTGGGCGCTGGCGGCGCTTGCCGTCGTGGACAAGATCAGCGGCGGCAAGGTGTTCGGCACGAAGTACAAGACCGACAGCAGCCAGCAGACCATCGACGTGAGCGACGCCGGCGGGTTCGCCTCGGCCACCGCCGAGCAGAGCCGGCAGAAGGCGTTGTTCGGCGGCAAGAAGCGCCGGACCATCGACGTGGACCCCGGGCAGGAAGCCCGCGACGCCGCCGCCGGAATGCACGAGGTGTTGGCGGCGTATGCCAAGCAGCTGGGCGTGACGTTGCGGCAGGAAGCCGCGGCGCTGGTGGGCGGCTCGTTCTCACAGACCTACGACCGGAAGGGCAACGTCACCGGCTCTCGCTCGACGGTCCTGGGCAAGACCTACGACGAGGACGCCGAGACCTTCCAGCGCCGGCTCGCGGCGGAGCAGGCCATCGCCGCGGTCGGGAAGATCGACGGGCAGGCCAGCCGAATCGCGGAGGACTGGCGGAAGTCGGCGGAGCTGCTGGAGGAGGGCGCCAACTTCTTCGTCACCGCGGCGGTGGATGCCCGGAGTGGCTTGGACCTGTGGACGGGAGTAGGGCTCTCCGCGCTCACGAACTACGTGGAGAAGATGCAGGCGGCAGATGAAAGCCTGACCGCGGCGTACTCCCGGCTGGCAGGTACGGCGAAGTCCTACGGCACCCTGATGGCGGACATCGCCACGCAGGTGATGACGGCGGACCTGTCGGGCTACCAGCAGCAGGCGTTGAACATCGAGCGCACGTATCGGCAGCAGGTGAAGTCCGCCAACGACTACGCCAAGGCGCTCGGGTTGTCCGGCGCCAGGGCGGAGGACTTGGCGAAGATCGAAGAGCTGCGCGCGCTGCAGATGGGCAAGCTGCAGGCGCATATCGAGGCCGACAAGAAGAACATCAAGTACGGCTTGTCGATCAGCGATCTATCGCCGCTGACGGACCAGGAGAAGCTCTCCGAGGCGATGCAGGCCTTGGCCGACGCAACGGCCAAGGGAGACAGCCAGGCGGCCCAGCAGGCGGCCCAGGCGGCGCTCGGCTTCGGTCGGAACCTGTACGCCAGCGGGAAGGACTACAAGGACCTGTACGGTCGCGTCACCTCGATGATCGACGGCATGAAGATCGGCGACCTGGACTTGGAGGATGGAACCTCCATGGGGCAGCTGGCCGATGCCATTGAGGCGCTACCGGAGTACTTCGGGAAAGCCATCTTCGAGGTGGCCGCCGGAGGAAAGGAGGTCCAGAAGGAGACCAACGCCAAGCTCGATGAGCAGAACCAATTGCTCCGCGAGCAGAACCAGTTGCTCCAAAAGCTGTTGAACACCACACAAGGCGCTGCGGCAACCCAGAAGCGCGAATCCCTGAACGCATCGCTCAACGCAAGGTAAGACATGCGATATGTGACTCTCATCGATCTGGGCGCGGGGCAACTCCCTGCCCAGACACCATCCCCTGCCCGACAGGCGGCGTGGTTCCCCGTCGTGCATACGGCAGCGGTCGTGCCCCCGGTCACGGACGCGGAAGTCACGCCTGTGGCTGACGGTGTGCTGTTGGAGTGGTCCGCAGTGGAGTCTGGCGGCGCGCTCGTCACTTATATCATCGAGCGCGGTCCGACAGAGACGGGGCCTTGGGAGGAGATCGCCCGCACGACCGAAACGCGCTACCTGTACTCCGATGGCAGGGGGCAGACCTGGTTCTTTCGGATCACGCCGAGCGTGCGGGGGAAGCCGGGGCAGGGCGACGTTGTCGTCGGCACCCCTGAGCTGGTGGCTCGGCAGAATGCCTTGGACCAGGAGAAGGCAGATAGGCTCCTGGGCGACTTGGAGAACGCGACGGCTGTTGCGGATGAGGCTACGGCGCGTGCGGCAGCTATCGCTACCGAACAGACCGATCGTGCCAACGCGATCGTTGCCGAACAGGCAGCAAGGGCGGCCGCATTGGCAGCTGAGGCGGCGGCTCGCACCAGCGCAATCAGCGCGTCGGCAGCGAACTCTGCAGACAACCTGCTCAATGCCAGGACGGCGCTGGAGGCTGCGATCAGCAACGAGGCGACCCTGCGCCAGACGGCAGACGCCTCTTTCGCCAACCAGCTGGCTACGATTAGCGCGGGAACCGGTGAGCAGTTCGATACCAGCGGCGGCATCTGGCACTTCAACACGGCAGTGGAGGGGTGGACCGCACCGAGCAGTTCCGCCATAGCTGTTGTTGATAGCTGGCTGCGCCCGGACTTTGCCGCGAATGCGGCGCAGAACGTGCAGTCGCCAGTCTTGTCGTTTGACTCCACCGCATACCGCTATCTGAAGTTCCGGCTGCGAAAGGTTGGCAGCCCAGGGGCATGGCGCGGTTGGGTTCGCTGGATCACTGCTGCTGATGCTACGTGGGACACAGCGAAGCAGGTGGTACTCCCGGAGCCGACGTTTGATGCAAATGGCGTCGCAACCATTGATGCGCGAGACATTGCGTGGCCTGCGGGCGTCACCCGTGTTCGGATCTACCCGTTCAATGGAATGACCACATCGGCAAGCTACGTCGAATACGACTGGATCGCCCTGGGGCGACCATCGCCGGGCGCGTCCGCAGCAGCGCTGCAGGCCGAGCAGGAGGCGCGTGCAAGCGGCGACGCAGCGCAGGCAACGGCCCGCGAGACATTGGCGACGCAGATGCGTGGCAGCTACACGGGCACCGATAGTTCCCAGGTGACCAGTGGCCTGGTATTCAGCGAAAGGCAGGCCCGTGTGACGGCCGACGCTGCTATGGCCAGCGATATCAGCAGCCTGCAGGCCAAGGCTCCGGCCGGGGGCGGGCGAGCAGCCTCAGAGGCGGCATTGAGTAGTGAGGCGCAAGCGCGTGCTGACGGCGACAGCGCCCAGGCGTCGCGAACCGCTGCCTTGGAAGCCCGCACTGCCGCCACTGAGGGTGGCGTTAGCAGCGCCGCTGCTGCAGCACAGGCTGCGTCCGACGCGGCCGGTGGCAAGGGCAAGGTGATCTACAGCAGCACTGCTCCGGTGTCCGCTGACCGCTTGTCGCAGAACCTCTGGATCGATACGACGAACAACGCGAATACCCCCAAGCGGTGGAATGGGACGGCGTGGGTCGCGGTGACGGACAAGATGGCGACCGACGCAGCGGCGGCGGCTGCAGCGGCAGCTGCTGCGGCTGCAACGGTGGATGCGCGTGTCACTACGGTGGAAAGTGCTTCCGTCGGTCGGGACAACGCCCTGGGCGCGAGGCTCGGCATCATCGAGGCCATCGTGCCAGCAGGTGCGGGGCTGCTGGCGCGCGAGGCGCGTGTAGTCGCCGCTGAGTCGGCGGCGGCAACGGCAACCGGTGCAGTATCGGATCGGCTTGGAAAGCTGGAGGTCAGGGCCCCGGCTGGGGACGGTGCGCTCGCTACAGCCGCAGCTGTCGAAGCAGCGCAGGCAGGCGTCAATGCTCTGGACGGGAAAGTGACCTCGCAGGCCGAGAGTATGTACGGGCTCTCTGTGGCTATCGGGGACGTTGTAGCGGTACAGAATCCGTCGTTTGAAAACACCTCGGGGAATATTGGCTGGGGGACCGACATCCTCGGTGCGAACAGCCTGCTGCCGGCGGCGACGGTGTTCTACAGCACGACTGCGGCGCAGGGGAAGTACGCAATTCGCATGAACGCGGATTCTGCAAACCCAAACCGTACCCTCTATAACGCTCAGCGATTCGCGCTTCGGGGTGTCACACGCATCTGGCTGTCGTTGGATTCGCAGACCGCAGGTGCGCCGCCTGCAGGCGCGCAGGTCCGAATTGGTGTTCGCTACTATGACGTTGATGGCGCAGTAGTGAACAACAGCTACGTCCCCTGGTTCACTGCGACGGGTGGCACCTGGCTTTGGGGTTCAAACAAGGTAAGCGGCTGGTTGGTGCCGCCTGCTACAGCGGTGGCGGCGCGAGTGATTCTGTACGTCCAAGGTTTGACGGCCGGTGCAGTCATTCTGGATGACGTGCAGGTCAACTTGGAATCGGCAACTGGAAAGGCTAGTTCTGATGCGCTGTCGTTTGTGCAGGCGCAAGTTGTGCGTAACGGGGAAGATATCTCTGCGACCACGGCGCGCGTTGGAGCTGTCGAGGCACGAACCTCAGCTACAGAAGGCGCAGTCACCAGCGCCGCAGCTGCAGCGCAGGCTGCGGCCGACGCGGCCGGTGGCAAGGGCAAGGTGATCTACGGCAGCACTGCTCCGGTGTCTGCTGACCGCTTGTCGCAGAACCTCTGGATCGATACGACGAACAACGCGAATACCCCCAAGCGGTGGAATGGGACGGCGTGGGTCGCGGTGACGGACAAAGTGGCGGCCGACGCGGCTGCTGCGGCTGCAGCGGCTGCTGCAGCGGCTGCAACGGTGGATGCGCGTGTCACTACGGTGGAAAGTGCTTCCGTCGGTCGGGACAACGCACTGGGCACGAGGCTCGGCACCATCGAGGCAATCGTGCCAGCAGGTGCGGGGCCGCTGGCGAGCGAGGCGCGTGTAGTCGCCGCTGAGTCTGCGGCGGCAACGGCAACCAGCGCGGTTGCGAATCAACTCGCACAAGTGAAGGTCACGGCGGATGGAGCGTCGGCCAGTATCTCCACGCTCAACCAGGTTAATGCTGGGTCCACAAGCATGGTGCTTGTGAACCGCTCATTTGAAACGGACGAGGCGTGGAGTGCCCATGCAACCAGCTTGCAGGGTCTGCCTGCGGATATGGCATTTGTCGAAAGCGAGTACGCGAAAAGTGGTGTGCGTGCGTTGCGCATCAACTACAGCGGCACCGTTTCTACCAAAACGGCCTACAACACGGTGCGCAGCAGCGTGACACCTGGTGACGTTGTTCGATTTGGCGGGTTCGTTCGATCTATCGGGACAGTTCCCTCATCCGGTGGTCGTGTCAACATCGGCCTGCAGTTCAGGAATGCCGCAGGCGGGCTCATCAGTGGTGCCAACGTAACCGCCACCTACATTTTTACCGGCTCGGCGTTTGACTACACGCAAGGTGTAGTTGCTGGCAAGGCGGTTGTACCCGCCAACGCTGTCACTTGCGGCATGTTCATTCAGAGTGTTAACCAAAACGTTGGGCATGTGCTTGTTGACGACGTTTGGCTGGAAGGTGTCACCGCGCTAGAGCAGACGCTGATGGCGCGCAACACTGTCACGCTCGACGTTAACGGAAACATCAGTGGTACGGTGAACGAGAACGATGGTGTACGCAGCAGCTTTAGCGTACTGGCCAGCGTGTTCCGTGTCCTGACCGGAGGGACTGCAACCGGCATGGAGTGGACCGCGAATTACATTCGCGTGTATGGACCAACGTATCAGATGGTCATGGGCACTGGCTTCGGCGCTGGCGGCGATTTGGTGCAGTGGTTCGGCACCAATATTCCTGTAGCCAACTGCACCACGGCCAACTGTGTTGAGGCGAAAACTACTGCAGGTGTAACTGTTGTTCGCGGGTCGAACGCAAATGGGCGCATCGAGCTAATGTCAACCGGTTTCAAGGTTTACGACACGGTGAACACACTGCCGCGCATTGAACTTGGACTTTGATACAGATCCCCGGCTACGCGCCGGGGTCTTTCTTGGAGGATGGAATGGCAGCAGGATTGATAGTCCGCAACGCATCAGGCGTGGTTGTCACGCAGATCAATGACCGTCTGACGAAGATGCTGGGTAGGGTGTCGATCCCGCCTATTGATGTTGTTAAGACAGGTAGCGGCAGTAGCACGCGCTTTTACGCACCTGCCGCAGCAAATGGTTCAATCGTCGTGCCGCAGTTCGACAATGCGCGCCCGTTCTTTTTCTTCGTCCCAAACGGCTGAATCGCCCAGGATTTCGTAGACACCTCGCAGCCATAAACTATGGCTTAGGCGGAGGTGGTTATGAGCACGAAGCG